AGATCTACACTAATCTTAACACTCTTTCCCTACACGACGCTCTTCCGATCTCTACTTTTGCTTCGCCATCCAGCTTGCAACGAAAGTTAAAATAATCTCCGGCTTTTCTAATAGCTTCCACCGCCATAACCATATATTCTTCAACTAATTCAGGTTTAACTTCAGCTTGATATTCATCGTGAATATTTAAAACAAAAGCATAATCTTCATTTAGCTTCCAGCCTTTAGAGTTTAAATCATCATCAAGAATACATAGAGCTTTCTTCATAACGATTGCACCAGCTGATTGAAGTAATACATTTAATCCTTTATATGCTTCTCTGACTTTGAGTTTTCGTTTATCAATACCGAGTAAATAACCTTTAGTGTTGATTTTATGTTTAACTCCTTCAGATAGTTTTTTTAGTTTTGGTAGTGAAGCTAAGAATTTAGTTTTAATAGCTTTTCCTTCTTTAGCACCCTTACCGGTTATTGAACCAATCTTTGCATCACCAGCCCCATATAAGAATCCATAAATAAAGGTTTTAGCGTTGTTTCTTGTTGGTAGTCCAGCAGCTTTTTGATTTGCTGTGTGAATATCTCCGTTCAGAATTTCATTTGTATAATTTTCATCATTCATATAATGAGCTAACATTCTTAATTCTAAGCCTGAGCCATCACAACCAACTAATTTAAAGCCTTTTCTAGCTATAAATAACTCTCTACATTCTTTTCCATATCTTCCAGCTAATCCTTCAAGAATATTTCCTTCTTTATCTTTTGATACTGCCGGTACTTGAGCTAAGTTAGGGGTATTATGAGTACACCTTCCTGTTACCGCTCCTATCGTATCAACAGAACCATGAATAGCTCCTTCAGAATCAACTAACTTTAACCAAGCATTTTTACCTTCTGCAAGCTGTCCTAGTGTTTTTGTAATTAAGAAATATTCTTTTAATAAATCGGATTCTTCAAAATTTAATCCTTCCAAAACATCTTCATCAATTACAGGAAGTCCTGTTGGTGATACTTTTTTAGGTTTCCAATTATATTTTTTTATTAGCCGGTCTGCTATCATCTGTCGAGAAGATGGATTAAACTCAACCACAGTCTTTTTAATAAAGGGCTGTCCTTTGACATATCCTCTTGTTTTATTGTTAGACTTTGGAATGAAGATCTCCTCTTTGATTTCATCGGGAAAAGCACATTTAAGTTCTTGTTCAAGTCGGGTCTTTTCTTGAATAAGTTTTCCTGCGAGTTCAACTGCCTTATCTTTGTCAAAATATACTCCTCTTTGTTCTTGGTTGAATATTATTCTTGCAAATTGGTGTTCTAATTTAATTGCTTCTTCTGAGAAGTTTTTTGATTTGAGCAAGGTATATAATCTCTTAGTAACCATAACGTCCTGCTCACAATACCTCTGCATATCAGCCGACCATTCAGCCCAACAATCTTCTTGTTCACAATATTCTCCTTTTAGTTCTCCTAACCTATATCCCCAAGATTTCAAAGAGTATCTTCCTCTCAATCTTTTAGGGAATTTGTTTTTTCTGATGTTTACATCGTCCATCTCACCAATATCGGGATATATAAGTTTTGAAACTAGCAATGTGTCAAATATCTTTCCTTTTGGTTTAAAATTTGGATATAGCTTTTGTATTGCAGGTATGTCAAATTTAACTATATTATGTCCTGATATTTCTTCTGCTTCTGTCAACATTGAAATACCGGCATCAATGGATAAATATTTTCCATCTGTGATAGATTTTTTCAATGCTTTACAGTTTATTACTTCTTCAGTTTCTGTGTTGTAAATAACTAAGCAGTGTATTTTGGTTAATGAATCAAGTAAGCCATCAGTTTCTATATCAAACAGTAGGCTCATTCTTCAAAATATCCTTCCTGTTCATCATCCTTAAACCATCCACAGCCATAACAAACTTCTAATCCAAACTCTAATACTATTGGATAACCACAAACAGGACAATTATCACCTGTTAATTGCTCATTCTCATCTGCAATCTGATTTTTATTTATATCTTCTTGTAATTGTTTGTTTTTCATAGTTTCTCCTTTAATCATAGAATCCTCTTGTATGGCTCTCTTTAATTGAAGCTGCTACTTCAGGTTTCTTTGCACATTCTTTACAATACTCAGCTGCCATAACAAAATCGGCATATTCTTTTCGAGGTAAAGATTTTGAACATTCAGTACACCAAAAATATTCTTTTGGTTTTTTAGATGCTAATTCAGCTTTTTGGTTTAATTCAGTTAAGTAAGAATCATCGAGATAATCACAACATAATTCTTTTGTTCTTATTGCTGAACCACCCTTGCCATTTACACTCACCCACACTGAAAGTTTATTATCGTGAATTGATATGTGTAAGTTTGGATATGTTTCTCTTAATAGCAGTTCTTGTTCTTTTTTGTTGTGATAATTTTTTAATTTAAGTTCGTCATTTATTGAATATGTATCTATATGCAGTCCTAAAGACATAAAACTATAAATGTGAACCCTTACCCATCCATCAATTTCCGGCTCACTAAAAGTAAACAGAGGAAACTTTTTTCTAAGTTCTTCTATATTCATTTTTAAAAATCTCCTGATTCTTCAAACTCTTTAGCTAAATCTGCTATTTCTGTTTCTACTAATCTTCCAGTATCTTTGTTGTACCTAATATCTACTGTCTTACCTGTTGCAAGTCCTGTATATCTGTCTTTAAGGCATCTAAGCGTTGTTGTATGTCGTACCTCTTCATCCCCAGCTTGCTGATTACGTTCAAGTCCAAAAACGTAAGAAGCCCATTGTTTAAGAGCAGCAGCCCCATATAAATCATCAAGGTGAACCCTTCCACCTTCTTCGTGGGGTTTTTTGCCATCAGACTTTCTGAGATGCGATATTGTAAATAGTGTAAAGTCCAACTCTCTTGTGATATTTGCAAGCTCTGACACAACTTTTCGCATATACTGATTGACATTATTACCATCTTCAAGACTATCTCCAAGAGCAGTAATGTGGTCGAGAAATACAAACTTGCAATCTTTTCCTTTAACCATATACCGGATGGTATTCTTAATGGTGTCGAGGTCGGTTGTTCCAAAGCTATCATATATAAATACTCTGTCCGTTCCGATTGTTTCATCAAATGCTTTCCTTTTCTGTTCTTCCGTAAATTCTGCTGTTGGTAAATGAAACTTAATTGAGCTGTGTTTACTCATTAATCCCAATACAGTTTCTTTTGTTTGTTCTTCAAGATGGATAATACCAATCTTTTGTTTATGTTCAAGAAGTAAATGAGCTTCAATTTCTTTAAAGAACTCAGTTTTACCCATCCCTGTTCCAGCACCAAACACAATTAATTCTGCACTTCTGATTCCATAAGTTAATTCTGTTAAAGTTGGAAAAGGATAACTTAAACCATATTCAACCGGCTTCTCTATCTCATCCCAAAGTTGTTCACCTGAAACAATCCCATCAGGTCTATATTCAACACCATTCCAAGTTGCTTTATATAATTCCTGAATCTTTCCTGCTTTTAGCATTTCATTAGGGTCTTTTAAAGGTAAGCTCATTATCTTTGCTTTACCCACAGAGAGTAAGGCTGCACATTCTTTAGCTGCTTTCTGACCTACCTCATCCATATCAAAACAAAATACAACTTCTTCAAATCTCTCTAACCATTCAAGGTTGTGTTTTATAGCTTCTCTTGCAGGTGCTGCCCCATTAGGTACAGATACAACAGGATAACCATCAACAACTTGAGATATTGATAAACAATCAATCTCACCTTCGGTTATGATTAGTTTTTTATTATTACCTTTAAATAAGTGCATTCCATACAAAAGAGGTTTGAATTTCCCTATTGTCATAAAAGATTTATCTTCCACAAATCTTATTTTTTGGAATGCTGGAGAGCCATCTAAATCTCTATAAGTCGCAATATGGACTTCTTTTCCTTTGTAAGTTCCAGTGTTGTATTTGTATTTCCTACAAGTGTCAGCATTTAAACATCTTGCATCAATACTCCTTGTATAACCTTTGATAAAATCTTTTGGTGTTGTTTCCGGTGTTTTATCCTGTGGGGTATCACTACTAGGAGTGAATTTCCCACAAGAATAACACTTTGTTGAACCATCATCATTTATTATCAAAGCATCACTTGAACCACAATCAGGACAAGGTTGATGCGATTGAGCCATTATTTACCTGTGATTTCTCTCAGCTTAGAAACAACGAACTCAGCATTATCAATATATGATTGAATTTGGTCTTTGTGAGATTGATAATAAGCAATAGCACCTTTAACTTTGTCAATTAATGCTTCTACTTTTTTCTTTTCATCTTCGTGCTTTTTAACAAATTCCTCAACTTTACTTACAGTATTTACTGCTTTAATAATTCCTAAAATTCCCATTGTTTATTGTTCTCCTTTTATTTCTTTTATCCAGCTTTCAGGTAGTAGTTTATCTGCATACTTAAAGCCATTCTTAATACACCACATAGCATAAGTTGTTTGTGATGCTTTACTTATCCTTGCATTTGAATTTGTAAATATGAATCTAAAATCCAAGTGAGGATATTGTTTTTGAACAAGTAACATCTTCATTCTGTCAGTGGTTTGAAATCTACCCTTTGTTTCAATGATTATTGTCTTGTGGACAGGGAAATCAGGGGTGTATGTACTTGTTTTTTCAACGTGGTAAGGAAGTTTAATGGTTTCAAATTTAGGGTCTATTCCAGCATTCTTTAATTGTTCTGCAACCCTCTCCTCTAATCCGCTTCTGAAACCATATTTTAAACCTACTTGCTTAGAAGTCAGCTTCTTCGTCTGTTTCATCTTCAGCTTCAGTTCCTGATTCAGTTACATCTTCACTTGTTTCAAATCCATCTTCTTCACCAAAACCATAGGATTCTGCATTACCAGTTCCATATTCAATTAAGTCAATGATTTGTACAGCTTTTAGTTTTACTGATACTCCAGTCTTTCCTGCTACTGTGTAACCTTCAAGGGATAAAGCTAATTTTGCTGTTGTTCCTTCTCCAATTCTTACATTTCTAACTGGATTCTGTTTTGAATCAAATACAGGGATTTTAACTCTAGGTTTACCATTTTCAATAAATGCTTTAGCTGAAGTTTTTAAAATATAACGACCATCTTTATCCGGTGTTTCTTTAACAATTTCACCTTCTTCATTTTTCTCAACCTCAACAAAAGGAATACATTTTGTCATATCCTGAACTGCTGAGCCTTTACCATAAGTTTTATATTGTTGTGTACGAATTTCTTTAATCTTAGCTGCTACTTTTTCACCTTCAGCTTTACTAATTAGAATATTTGCACTATAAACACCATCTTTATTAAATTTTGTTGAAGGTGTTATTATACCAATAAAACCTACTAATTCACCTTTACCTGTGGTGTATTTGTCTATTACAGACACTCTTTGTTTTGCCAATTAATTTAACTCCCATTTTTCTTTTGTAAATTGTGTAACTACGTTTTTAAATTCCGGTAACATATTATTATTACCACCTGAGAAAACCACATTATCGGCTTCAGACAATATATTTGTCATTTCTAAATCATATTGGTCTGCTAAACACAAAAGTGTTGATGCCAATCCTAAAATCTGATTATGTACATCTTCATTCTGTACAGATTTCATAACCTTTAATGAAACATCTGAAACTACTAATGAATCAGCCATCAGCATTGAATTATAAATTACGTCCGCTCTCTTAATTTTTGTTGTTGTCATTCTTTTTTTCCTTTACTAATGTGTTTTCTGTTAAAGCCAAAGTGTAAATCTAGCTGCTTTTGTAGCCAACTAATCGACCAGTGATTTGCACTAGCTACTGATAGGATTGTCTCTCTCTTATTTTTTCTAATTCCAACTACACTCAATCCTCTTGATTTATTTCGTCTGTAACCCAGCTTCTCCAATAAATCTTCGTGTGTAATGAAATCAGGCTGTTTGTTTTTATTTTGTTTAAACATTCTTGATTCCTTCTTCCCTTTCGGGAATATTTAACTACTTTTACGCTAATTTTTATGTGATTCTTACCGAGCGGTAATTATACTAAATACTTAACCAGCATTGAAACTTGCACAAATAACTTGTGCTTCTGTATTGTCTCCTTCATATTTTCCAAGATAATCAATACCTACTTTATTAATATCATCTGTCCAAGTTCTTCTATCTTCTCCAAAAGTTGCATACCAAGCTGGGTGTATCTCCTTAGCTTCGTTTTCATTTTCCGCAACCACTACACAACTATCATAGGTATCATATCCAGTTACATCATTTTGATATAGATAATAAATGTTCATAATTACACTTCTATTCCAGTTATTTCCTTAAACACAGCCTTATCAAAATTAGGAAGTTTCTTGATTGCTTTCTTTTGTTTATCTGAGAACTTATCCCACATTTTTTGACAAGCAGTTTTATAGTCATTTACTTTCAAGTAACCTTCAGTTGTTTCATATTGAGGGTGAGCTGCTTTTTCTTCATCAGTCATTCTATTTGATGGTATAAATTCAGTTAAGTAGAAATCTGAATATTTCAACAAGCTATACGCTTCTGCATATTTTTCTTTAAATGCCTCGTAAGTAAGTTTTGTAGGCTTATTGAACATATAAATTTTCGGTGCTTGCGAATTAAAAAGTCCGTTTGCGTGGTCGCAAGAATTGAACATCCCTGAGTTCCCATAGCCTGAGTTCCTATTGCCTGAGTTCCTATTGCCTGAGTTCCCATAGCCTGAGTTCCCATCGCCTGAGTTTCTATTGCCTGGGTTCCTATTGCCTGAGTTCTCATAGCCTGAGTTCCCATTGCCTGAGTTATTCATACCAGTATTACCTTTACCAGTATTCACCATCTCAAGAACTTCATTCCAAGTTATTTCTTTAACAATTTTGATTTCATTGGTTACAGATTTATCATCACCTGATTCAACTTCACCAACAGCTTCAATCTCTGCAACTTTGTTGTTACGGTCAAAGCTATAATAATTAAAGCAATCTGCTAGTTTGTTGCAATAATGGAAACCTGAACCACATAGTTCAATTCTTCCCTCGTGTTTGTAAGTTTCTCCTACTTCGTACTGATAGTTTCTGCATTTCCAATCAGGGTCGAATACTTTAAATCCTTTTGTTGTCATTTTATTTCTCCTTTTAGTTAAAGAAATATTCACTCTCCAAAACATCTTCAATATTTAATTCGCCAATTTCAGGCTTTTCAGGTAATTCCTCAAGGAGTTTAGTTAGTTTGTCTTTCTTTTTGTTATCTTCTGTGTTATCTATTTCGTTATAAATAATTGATAGTACATCTTCTGTAAAATCGTTTATTATTGGTTTTTGGTAGATTTCTACAAAGGCTTCTCTTAATAACTTTGCTGACATATCAGTATCAGGTGCTAGAGTTCCATAGCAGTCGTGAACTGTTATAAAGCAATCTATACCTTGTTCTTTGCATTTCAATAAGTAAAGCATTAAGCAGCTTGCGTCTAAGCTATGAATGAAATTAGGACAGATACCATTAACTTGTCTTTGGTTATCTAATGTTTCTTCCATATCAACATTTATTCTTGTTTTAATAATGCTTCCATAGAGTTCTGTTTTAATTTCTTTTTTCTTTCGAGCTTGATAAGCCTGTCTTACCAGTAAACCTACCGGTGTTAGCCACTCCATATAGTAGCCCTGGCCTGTTATTACTCTTGCGAGCTTTCTTAGATAGTCCATTCCTTTAGTTGCAGCTTCTAATGTTTCTGTTATTGATTCCCAAAGATATTTTGATAACCATACTGAAACTTTATAAATACAATCTGTTGGATTATCACCAACTCCAAAGTGTTCCCAAATAAATTGACTTGAGTAATTATCGGTTAAGTATTCTCCAATATATTCTCTGCAACTTATCATTGTTCCACCATAGGGAAGAACCATTACAGGTCTTTTGGTTAGTTTTCTATTTATTCCTAAATCAAGCCAGCGTGTTGCAACGCTTTGAAAATTAAGTAAAGAATTGCTACTGGTATTCCGAGTTGAACCAACCAAGTCAGAACTATCATTATCAACATTCCTATTACTGTTCCTAATTTCAATAGTGTTTCTATTTTTAATCTCCTTTAATTTTTCTTCTAATCTCTCTGCTATTTTTAAATATATGTCTGATGGTTTTTCTGAATTAATCAGATTAACCGCTTTACCACCATTAACATCTCTTAACAAAGCTGAATAATGCTGTAATCCGTTACATGTTCCATCAAGCTGTATGGGTATGTGTGTTGTGAAATCTTCAGGGCTGTTAAGATAATCAGAATACTCAAAGCAAAAAGCCAAAAACTGAAAGGGCTTATCTGCTTCTGTCCAACCTCTGTTATCCAAAGGATTCTCAGCATAGGATTTGATTTCAGTATGTCGTTCCAGTGTCCACTGAACTCTTTTGTCATAACACTCTTTGTCATATCCATATACATTTGCTCCATGAATCTGTAACCATCTTATTGAGTTATCATCAACTCTTTTACCTTCTGCAAAGTGTAATAAACCTTTTGATAAATCACTTCCTTGCGGTTGAAGTAATACTGGAATCGGATAAACCCTACCTCTGAAATCCATTTGATGTGGAAAATATATCTTTTCGTATTCATTGAAATCATTAGCGATTCTTAAAATCTGTGATGTTAAAATCCTTAATGACCTTTTCTGAACATTTCTTTTATGGATTTCGTAAGTTTCTCTTTTCCATTTTTTTATTACTTCTTGTTCTTCTTCCGTATAAGCATCTTCTTTTGAATCTTTATCAGGAAAAGGATAGGGGATAAGAGATTCATCTTCTCTATCCGGCATCTCTGCCACTTGATGTCCTATTTCCCAAAGTTCTTTAGCTACTGCTAATACTCTGTTATTTATCTGCCAAGCTGTGTTCTGAAGGTGATTAACCGCTTCATATACTTTTGGCATTGTTGCTGTTTCCAGCTTCTTTAGATAATCTCTACTGTTATTTTTTATGAACTTATTTTTCTTTAAGTAAGGGCTGATATAACCACCATCAAATAATGATGTCCATTCTTTCGGTTTACAGACCATCGGTAGGAAGAAGGGCTGCATAACCTCTAACTTCTCATTCATATTTTCAATCCAAGTTACCAACTCCGGTGAGGGTACTATGTTTTTAATATGTTTTTTACCTTTATATGAATCTACAAACTCAACTAATCCTGTACTTTCAACAAACAATCTTATTAAGATTAGTCCTGTTTGAAATTTCTCAGTTACTGTCCATCTTTCGAGGTGAAAGTCTAATTTTTTATTAAAAACACCAGTTGTGATATTCTTTTTTCGATTAGCCTTTGCACCTCTCCTATTCAAATCCTCTTGAATTGCCTTATAATAATGTGAGTTCTCTGCCTTAAACTCTCTCATTTTAAATTCATCTTCGAGGGCTTGTCCTATTGATTTATATATCTGCTGAACAGGCACTATTGAATTAACTTTGTTTAAGATTATTTTTGCTGTTATGAATGCTACTCTATCTGCTTCTAACCTACTTATGACATCAGCAGCCATTGTGCTTCTTACAGCTTTACCTTTGGAATAATCATCTTTATAATCATTGATGGCTTTAACAAACACATCCAATATTCTTGAAATTATTTTTGTAGCTGCTGGAGTATTTGAAAAAGTATCTTTTTGTTTAGCTTTTTCGAGTTCCAATCTGTAAGCATCAATAGAAAGCTGAGTCATTTTCTGTTCAAGTTCTATTTGCTTTTCAATCATCTATGCCACTTCGTTTAACTTTACTATTTCATCCATTTCTTCTTTTGGAATTGGTTTGAATGTTGCTTTGATTGAAGGTGAAACATAAGTAGAATGATTGAAGCATCTGTTGTAATCAGGTTCTACTCGTCTTTGAAAATAATCACAAGTTGTATTATTTTTTAATCTTGTGCAAGTTGAACAAAAATGTTTTGGTTCAGGTATTGCTTCTTCTTGTCTTACCTTAACTGTTTCTAATTGGTTCAATAAAATCTTCATTTTCTCTTTCTCCTATTTTCACTACTTCACCTTAAAATTTGTACGTCAAACTAGAGCCGGATTTGAACCGGCATCTACGCTTTATCAGTGCGTTGCTTTACCATTAAGCTATCTAGTTAAGAACAAGAGCCTGTATTTAGGAGATAGTAGAGTTCGCATTACAAATAACACCTTGCAGTGTCAACAGGCTCTAAGTCAACTATGTCAAATCTCTAATATTTAAGTTTAATTAATCTCTTACTTGTCTAGCTTGCATTTCAAGATAATCAAATTCTTGAGATTTTCGAATTTCCCAAATCGAAGGTGGTACAACTGCTGTGTCGTGTCTGCCAGCATTAGGGCAATAGATTTCAGTTTCTTTTAAGTTACGCATATAGAGTGTTCCATCTTTTTCAAAAAACTCTACTTCACGTTCCTTTACAGCTACCCTGTGGTCATTACCATGAGTTTCACTTTCACCAACTATATAGAAGTTATCTTTTACTTCTACCTTTTTACAGCCCTGTGGAAGCTCGCTAATTTCAAATCCTAATACTTCTCCATGAATAAATTTTTTCATTCTTAACCTACTTTCTTTCTTCTTACTTTACAAATATTGTGCTATATTGATTGAAGTTCTCATACTCCCTGAACTTAAAAGCATCAACTAAGTTCTTACAATCAGGACTTACACCCTCTAAGTGGTAAGCTCCTGTTGTTTGGTTTTTCATATATAAATGAGGTGCATAGCGTATAGTATCAAATATACTAGCCATATCTATCAGCTTGTATTCACTTTCATTCCAAAGCTGATTGTCGTATTTTTTATAACTATCAACTACTTTACCCATATCAATCATTCTGTCAATGCCATATTTACGGATAAATTCAGTCTTTACATCTGCATTTTGTTCCTTTTTGAACATATCAAGAGATAGTATTCCAGCTGGAGTTTCAGCAAGCTCTTTAGTAACTCTGACTCCATTTAAAGACCATACTGCAAAACCATCTTTATAGAGTACAGCTGGTTTACCATCAGCGTGTAACTGACCTTTTTCATTTATGTTTATTTCAATTGGTTTTCTTGCAATAATGCAAACATCTTCAAGTGGATAGAAATATGATATTTGTGATGTAGATTTATACCAATCCCATTTTTCGCCAAAGTGGATGCCCAACACCTCATTCATATAATCATAGAAAGAGAAGTATGAGCTGTCGAAGTTTCCGTACAGGTAAGGTGATATAAAACTCATCAAATTTTCTTGTGACCAAACTTGTGACCCAACTTGTGACTCAACTTGTGACCAAACTTGTGACCAAACTTGTGACCCAACTTGTGACAAAACTTGTGACCAAACTTGTGACAAAACTTGTGAAAAAACTTGTGAAACAACATGTGAATAAACTTGTGAAACAACTATT